GTCGATGTACATCTTCTTAATCCACCACCCACCGATGCCACCCGGATTGGCAGTACACCTCATATACAAACTCTTTTGTAACTCTGGGTCTGTGCTTCTCAATCTTGATCGCAGGTAATCCCACACGTAGGGTGTTGGGTACTGGGTTATCTCGTCTATCCCTATCCAGTTGAAAGCTTGTCCTTGAAATCGGGTTACATCTTTGTCTTTGTCTAGATAGGTAAACCAAATAGTTGCTCCTGATGGGAAGTGCCACGTTGACTTTGACTCTCGGAACTTCGCACCGGGAAACGCCTTTGGGTAGAGTTGTCGTGACTTGTCTATTAACTCAGTAAGTTCGTCAAGAGTACGCCTGAGAAGAAGACCCCTATGATTAGGATTAGTGCAATAGCGAAGGGGGTCTGCCAACAAGGCGAAAGATTTTCCCCCACCAGCAGCACCTCCATAGAGAACATCTCTTTCACCCGATGATAGAAACTCTTCTTGAGGTCCTTCATTCGGTTGAAACACAATTTCACGATTTCCCACGAGTTCTTGGACAGGTGGAGGAAGACTTGCCAACTCCCCTGTATCGATAACGGTAGTTGCATCCCCCTTAAGAGCTTTCTCAACTTTACTAACTTTCTCTTCAAGCTTTCTGGCATATCTTCTTTTACTTTCTGCTACTTTGGTTACTTTATCTGCACGCTTCTTTGCATCACGTAATCTTTTCTGGGTCTGTCGTCTGGCTTGTTCGGCTCTGGACAGAAAATATCTTTGCTTTGGTTCTTCGGCGGCCTTCTTAGGGCGACCTCTCTGGGGTTTATCCGTCAATTACAACGTCTTTCTTTGGCGGCAACAGAACTATTCCGTGAACTGCCTGTACATTTACGTTGGTTGTTTCCTGTTTTCCCAAGCCAACCCTGTTTAGAAGCGATTCTGCAGCCCTGAAGCGTAGGTCGTCTCCTCTTTCGGGTACTGGGTTGTCTATTGTGCTTACTAAGCGTGTAGCAGCCTTAAAAGCGTGCATAGACAGTACGTTCTTTGTTCGATGTATTATCTCATCGGCTAAACTTGTCTTTAACCACGTGACACTACCCTTAGAATAGCCTGCAGATAGTGCAGCATCCGTGACATTGCCACCATTCTCGAACAGATTGGTTAGAAATTCTTCTTGTTGGGGTGATATGTCACGCTGGGTGGTCTTTTGTGGTAGTAAATTCATCGCATTTATACGCTTTTGGGTAAGAATATGGTCTATATTCAGGTAAATCTTTTAACATCTCTTGTATTCGTACTTCACATCGGTGTCTGGTAGCATAAGGACCTCTTGTGTCTCTTACTTCTTCACAATTCAGATGTATTTCAGGTAGTCCTAACGTGCAAATTAGCACAAGTGCTTCAAACATAGTCTTTTCCGTGTTATTAGAGTGTGTCAAGAACGTTAAGCTTGAGCCAAAGCACTAGATTTCTTTGGTTGCTGCTGCTCGAAACTAGTCTTGATACCCAAATTATACGTACAGAGTACATAAATGTCAAATAAAAAATTTAGGGGGTTGACTTTTCCGATAAGATGGATATAATCGGAGTAACACCTCCGGGGATACACCCATACACACCTGTATTCTATAGGGATATCCCAAAGGGATGCAAATAGATTGTACAAGTAACTCATTTACATAAAAATATGGCGACTTTGCTAACGTATACGTGGGGGGTCCCCGTGACCCTATAGTGCATATTTGGGATTTTTTTATTATTAATACCATAGGTTCACGATATCCCACGAAATAACCCAACTTTATTAACTGTGGTTTCCTTTGGTCAACTAGTATTGTCTTATTGGTTGGTTTCTCTGTCTTGATGCAATTATTTCTTTTAGTTCATACAACTTAAACCCGAAAAGGTGTTGTTACTCGCACCATTGCGAACAATAACCCAAACACCCTAACAAGAGAATACACAACATAAACAACCGATTAGATATATATTAGGTTACACAAAAGAAAAACGCCCTAGAAACTAATCTAAGGCGTTTTGGGGAAGTAAAAGGTTAACAGTTATTTATTAAGATGAACACAAGCATATTGACCTAAACCGATCTTCTTAACTGTTTCAACTGTTGTTTCATTCAAGAATATGTTTCTATATCTTGAAGTAGTTCTTGAATAATTCCACCTATCATAATCTAAATAGATTTCATTATTAGCTTTAACGCAGATAATAGAATTATAACTTTGAAATACTTCAATTCCATTTTGTAAAGTAATTCTAAATTGGTTAGCAATTGGTAAGCCTGATTTACTGCTTTTAAAGTTCTCAACCTTAACAATATTAGAAAGCTTTTTATCTTTACTTGGCATATTCTCAAGTATTAAATTAAATGTTTGCATTGTTTTATTTCCTTTCAATTATTAAATGATTGCCTTTTAATCTTGTTTTTTTTGAAATGCAACTTGTACAAAGAACAGTTTGACCCTCAGATAATTGACCACCTAAAACATTAAACTGCTTTGCTATTTTGTTATCAACTTTTAAACCTAGATAACCAAAATATTCAATATGATTACATTCGTTACAACTAAAATAATATGCCATGATCAACCCCACAAACTAGAAAAGCTTGTATCCAAACCGTGATAAGATGCCAAGCAATAAGCAAGAGTGAAGCCACAACAAATCCATTTAAATAAATCCAATAGTTCTTTTAAAAGATATCCCATTTATGAACCCTCCTTTTCAGATATTAAATCTTCTAGATCAATTTGACCATGCAAACCCAATTGATAATCATTTTTAAACACCTGATCAAAATGTATACGGTCAACGTTTTCATTAATACGTTGATCAAACTTTTCAACCTGATCATTAACATTAGGCAACACTTGAATATTTTGATTTTTATTACAAATTATTTGATGCTTAAACTCTTCAACCGTTCGATCTTTTAATCTTCCTATTATTTCAATCATGGCGTACTTATCCATTATTTTAAATTCAATAGTTAAATTATTACCGTCAACTTGAACAAGTTCTTTTGTTGAATAATCAAACTTAGTTTTTATTAAGTATGTTTTCGTTTCCATTTTTGGATTTCCTTTTCTACTTAAATTAAGGTTTAAAAAAACCACCTCCAAGATTTCCTGAAGATGGTTAATTATAATATTATTTATTTTTTAATGTCAAATAGTTAATTTTTTATCATCTTCAATTGTATTTGCATTATAGTATTTATATTTTTTCCCATGTACATTAATTGATTGAACAAAACCTTTTTTCTTTAATAAAAATACATATTGTCTTGTAGTATTAAAAGTTTTGTCATGACTAGTATCTTCAAAAATATCTACTAATTTATTATAAGGTTTAGATTTAACAACTTGGTATATTTCAAATTCACCTTTAGACAACCCCATGCGATTTTTAGTGCGATTTTTTTTATATTCCTTTTTACCAATTGTATTTAATAAACTTGGAATAAATATAGCAAATTGATCTGCAATTTCTTTGGCTAATTGATTGCACCTGAAACCTGACCTATGACCTTTATTCTTAGCATTGTTAGAAACAATAGTTAATGTTTCGATCAAGTCTGACATTTTAGTTAAATGTTGTCTTTTCATCGTTTCATCTCCCATTGTGCTATTCTGACAGAAGCGATACGATCAGCAACAACAATGCCATTGCAAGGATCACAACACCGACCATCTGCAATAGGCAAGGCGTTATTTCCCTCATACCAATAAGCATCGACATTGTCTTTATCTTTGCCTAAATATTTAGGTTGGATAGTTTGATTACAAACTACACAAATTTGTAATTTAGTTTTATCAATAGTCATTTTTAAATTCTCCTAATTAAATTAAAAAGCTTAGTAATAAGATAACCAAGACTATTGTTAGTAGTCTTGATATATTTGCGATGAAATCATTCATTAAGCAGAAGCCATTTCTAAAGATTGCCAAGCATCACTAGTTAGTATTTCTCTAACTTTATCTGCTCTTTGTCTTTCAACATTAGGTTTGTTAGCATTAGTTCTACCACCTGAAATAGTTTCTAATTTATGCGTTTCTTCATTGTATCTTTCTACTTTATAATCAGTATGTGTTGACCAATGAGTTAAGGCATTGTAGCAACCCCACAAAGTACTACCTAATTCTTTTTTCTCTTCATCAAATAAACCTAGAAGATAATTAAGCTTAGTTTCATTAACGGGATTAACGCCAACTTCAGCAGATTTAGTTTTTTTAATGCAAATAGTTTGTTTTAACATATCTGCAAATTGTTGATCTGATACTTGTATATTTCTCCAATTCAACATTAAATCTTTTTGATGATGCCACATAGATAAGCCTAAACCTGACTTTTGGATCATAGCAGATGGTGATAAATTCAAGGTATGTTTCTTTTTTTGATGATATGATTTTTCACCACCAAATACCAAAGTATTTCTACATAGGTTTCTATATGCTCCTGAGAAAACTTGAAATGCCCAAGAGGTATCAACAGAATTAAAAACATCTATTCTTGCCTTAACTATATCTTTTGAATTACTAACGGGAATAGCTAGATCATCATAGTAAATAGTTCTTTGTGCTTGTAAGCCACCATTAATAAGCTTATCTACAAC